GTTCACCGGGTTCTATCGACGCGACTCATGGTTGATCCGCACCGACGGCCGGGGCTGGTCCACGGCGTGCGGCGGGGAGACGGTGACCGTCGTCTACCGCTGGGGCGAGGCGCCACCGGCCGGCGGGAAGCGGGCCGCCGTGCTGTACGCGCTGGAGCTGGGCAAGGGCGAGGTGGGCGACTCGTCCTGTCGGCTACCCAAGCGGGTGGTGTCGGTGGTGCGCCAGGGCGTGTCCATGACGCTGATCGACCCCCAGCGGTACCTGGAGAACGGGAAGCTGGGCATGCCGGACATCGACCAGTGGCTGGCGTCGGTGAACCCGGGTGCGATCCCGGAGCGGGGTGCGGTGTGGTCGCCGGACGTGCCGCGCGCTCACGTCGTGCCGTGACCTCTCCCACTCGTCACGAATAAAGGCTTGTGCACCCCCTGAATGGTGGGTAACATCGGTGCTGCCACACCAACCACCACCCGGGAGGCCCACCGTGTCGGTCACCTTCTCCGCCTACAACACCACCACCCACGAGTTCGAGGCCGACGAGCTGTCGGTCAACATGGCCAACGCCAACGCCGCGCACGTCCTGTCCGCACTGGGCCTGGACACCATGGACCTGGCCGGTGGCGAGCCCGCCGAAACCTTCTTGGGCCGGGTGCTCATGGCACTGGCCGTCGCCCCCGCGGACGCCGGGGTGCCCGCGCACACCGTGGGCTCCGAGCGGTTCATTGACTGCGGTCGGTCGGTGGGCTACCTCCAGGAGCGGCTCTCGCAGCTGCACGAGCTGGCCCTGTCTGCCAAGGAGCACGGCTGCGAGATCAGCTGGGCCTGATCCGCGTTCCGTAGCCCGCGATGCCACGTGCTCGCGGGCTACGCTGCGTCCATGCTCTCGCGGCCCCATGACCCGTACAGCCCGCACGTTCCACCTGTGGCGGTTGCGCCCCCGGAGTTCTCCCACGCCGAACCGGCGCCCGAACCCAAGCCGCGCCCGGTCCGGCGCGCACCCAACCGCAAGCGCCGCCAGCCGGCCAACACCACACGGCGCACCACGTGACCCTGCCCGCGCTGCCGCTCCAGCTCGCCCCCACCGGTCAGGGCCTACTGGACTGGGTGGAGACCAGCTACGCCAACGCCGGCCGAACCCTGCCCGAACGGCGCGTGCTGGTGCCCGGAGCACCCGGCGTGATCGCCTGGGACTGCGAGCAGCTCACCGTGGCGCTGGCCTCCATCACCACGGGCGGCACCGTCGCGTCGGTGAACATCCTGCCCCAGCTCGGCTCCGGTGCCGGGGTGGGGTTGCTGCGTCAGGCCACCTGGGCGATTCAGGTGGTGCGCTGCTCCCCCACGCCGGACGAGGACGGCAACCCGCCCAGCGTGGACGAGCTGACCGCCGCTGCCGACCTCCAGCTGGACGACGCTGGCATGCTCTCCCAGGCCCTGGTGAACCTGGTGGCCGCCCAGCTCCATCCCGAGTGGCTCCCGCCGGGCGGGGTGGTGAACGCCGGCCAGGTGGCCACGCTCGGCCCGGAAGGCGGGTTCCAGGCGGTGGAGGCATCCTTGACGCTCTCGGCGATGCAGGCGGGCTGATGGCCACCACGATCACCGTCAAGTACAGCTACCTGCGCATCACCGCGCGGGGTATGCGCGAGCTGGAGCGAGACATCATCGAACCGGACCTGGACCGCCGTGCCACCAACGTGCAGCTGGCCATGGTCCGCGGGGCTCCGAAGCGCACCGGCCGGCTGGTGTCCACGATCCGCAAGAACCGCGGGCGCTCGGCGCTCGGCCCGCACGTGGACATCTTGGTGGGCCGCAACGGGTTGACCAACTACCTGGGCTACATCCTGCGGGGCACCCCGCCGCACCTGATCGCGGCCATCCAGAACCGGCCCAACGCCACGCTGCGGTTCATGGTGGGCGGCCGGATCGTCTACGCCCGCGTGGTGCGCCATCCCGGCACCGAACCCAACGACTTCATGAACCGGGCGCTCCCGGAGGCGCTGCGATGATGTGGCCGTGGACTCCGAAGGCTCGGCGCCGCGCTCAGTGCTTTCATCACGAGATCGGCGGCAACCCGGCCAACAGCACCCCAGCACGCTCGTGGATCAAGCAACAGCTGATCGACACGGGGCGGAACAAGATGTTCTGGTGCGACGAGAAGCAGGGCGGCTGTGGGAAGACCTGGTTCGCGTGGTGACCGATGTGGACTCACCTGGTGTTCCTGACCCAGTGCGTTCGCCGTGCGTGGCAGGTGTTCACCCAGCCCGGCCCGACCGGGCTCCTACTGCGAGAGAGGCTAGCCATGACGGACGGGATCAAGCGGTACGGCGGCGGGGCGGTCCAAGCGCAGCGGCTGGACGAGCCCTACGAGTTCGAACTGGAGGGGTTGCGCTACGACGACGCGGAGGTGCACGCGTTCCGCGCGGTGCGCAAAGCGGATACCCTACTGGCCGGTAAGTTCATGAACCTGTCCGATGACCAAGCCGGCAAGCTGCTGCGCCTGTGCACCCTGCTCGTGGGCAAAACCCTGGACAACAAGGACGGTGTGCCCGTGCAATGGGCGCCCGAGCCGCTGCCCAAGCCGAAGAACGCCGGCACCGACTGGGAGCCCAAGTTCCGCGGCCCCGACGGCAAGCTCTACCCGATGCACCAGGCCGACAAATACACCGAGTTCTCCGCCGGCTCCTCTCGGCGCCGCTGGGCCGCACTCGTGGAGGATGAGGAGTTCACCGCCGAGATGGACACCCTGGCCGAGATCGTCAAAGACCTGATCTCCCGGAGCACCGGAACCCCTACGGACGGGTAGCCGCGCTCTACGCCACGGCTGCCCGCCACCCCCTGCTCTCCCCGTGGGTTCGGGGCCAGCTGGCCCTGCACCACGTGTCGTTCTCCGATCCGCGGATTCCGCTGGACGACCTGATAGCGGCCATCCATGCCAGTCTCGTCACAGCCCCGGTGCCGGTGCTGGAGAAGCTCAACGACCAGCTGGTGATCGCCGCCGTCCAGGCCGACCCCGAGGGCGCCCGCGCGACGTGGGGCCTGCTGCCCGAGCATCAGGTACATACGCCCGCGGAGCAGAAGTTCCGGGACGGTGATGCCGGCGGGAGGTGAGCCGAGATCAACATTATCGGCGAAGCCGGCATCCGCGTTGGCGCAATCGTCCGCGACCTCCAGCGCACCATCCAGCGCGAGATCAACCGCTCCCTGGAGGGCATCCGCGCGCCCAAGAAGAACGCGCTCACCGAGCTACAGCGCGAGCTGAACAAGGGCGAACTGGATCTTGTCGAAGCCCACCGGAAAGCCGCCAGCGCCCAGCGGGACGCCGACACCGCCCAGCGGGCACTCACCGCCGCACGCCGCGACGCCACCACCACCGACGAACAGCTCCGCGACGCCGAGGAACGTCACCGGGTCGCCCTGCTGCGCCAGAAGGTCGCGCTGGACAACGTGGCCCGCGCCCAAGAGCGGGTGACCTCCCTCCAGGGCCGGCTGCGATCCGGAAACCTTCAGCTCGAACGCGACAACGACGGGGTGTCGCGTTCCTTCCTGGCCATCACCCGTGTGCTCGGCGGGCTCACCTCGGGCATGGCGAAGGCCATCGCCGTCGGGGCGAAGATCGCCTTGATCGGGATCGCCGCCGCGGGTGCCGTGGCCGGCGTGACCTCCCTGGTCACCGCAACCGCCGCGCTGGTGGCCGCACTCGGCCAGGCTGCGGGGGTCGCCGGCCTGCTGCCCGCCATATTCGCCGGCATCAAGGCCGTAACCACCACCGTCAAGCTCGGCATGGTCGGCATGGGCGACGCCATGAAGGCGGTCGCCTCGGGCGACGCCGCCCAGCTGCAAGAGGCCATGGAGAAGCTCGCGCCCTCCGCGCGGGCGTTCGTGCGGGAGGTCAACCGGGCCAAGCCGGCGTTCGATTCGATGCGCCTGGACGTGCAGCAACAGCTGTTCGAGGGGCTGTCCGGCTCGGTGGGCCGGCTCGCCACCGCCTACCTGCCGCGGGCGCGCACCCTGTTCGGCGGGATCGCCCAAGACCTGAACGCTGCCGCCCGCGAAACCGTCAACTTTGCGCTGTCCAGCCGCGCGCTGGAGGCCACCGACAACACGGTGAGCAACCTGCGGGCCAGCTTCGGGTCCCTGGCGCCGGCATTGGCGCCGGCCGTGGAGGCGCTGCTGAACGTGGTGTCGGTGGGGTCCAACTTCCTGCCACGGCTGTCCGAGCAGTTCGGCGGGGCCATCCAGGGCTTCTCCGCGCGCATCACCGAGATGGCCCAGAACGGGGAGCTGGAGGCGTTCTTCCAGCGCGCACTGGACACCCTGGCCCAGCTGGGTCGTATCGCCGGCAACGTGGGCTCCACGCTCTCGGGCGTGTTCCGGGCGGCG